GAAGTATAAATACTAACACAGTTTACAGGGAAACTAGAGAAAAAATCATATGAGTATACTAGACAGATTGATTGGTCTTAAATCGGGAGATGAAAATCTTCAGATAGATAAATTAAAGTACAACTTTGACACGGGTGCAAGAGGAAACTATTTCATGGTTAACATCTTTGGGCCACAAGGTATTGCACTTGAAGGTTGGAGATGTGAAACTGTACAAATTCCTTCTAGAGAATTGGAGGCAAGTCAGTGGTCTTCATACGGCCCTGTTAGGAACATTCCAAACAATATAACAATGGATGGTCAAAGAGTTCCTATGACATTTTTATGTGACCAACACTTTGCAGATAAGTTTATATTAGATGCATGGCAGTCCTATATCTATACTGGAACTGGAACACATGAAGACCAAGGTAATTCATTGAGACCTACATTTAGATATCAACAAGACTATGTTGGTAGAGTAGAGATTATCTCTATGAGAAAGGATGGTGCAGATGCAATGAAGACAACACTTCATAATGCATACCCAATAACATTAGGTGCTATGACACATAACACTGGTGCAAGAGATGAGATAATGAAATTTGAAGTAACATTCTCATTTGAAACATTTGATACTGAGTATGTAAATGCACCTAAATTATCCTTACTAAATAAAGGTAGAAGAGTATTAGATGCACTTCTAGAAACTGATAAATTGCGTGGAAGGTTTGGAAATAAAGTCCGAAGTTTAGACGCGAGATTGAAAAAATACGATGATAGATTGACTAGAATTTCAAATATCTTCGGTTAAAATATGGAGTAAATTATGGCATTACCGATACAATCGGCACCTACATTTTTTTGTGAGTTGCCCAGTGATGGTACTGAAGTAAAATTTAGACCCTTCCTAGTGAAGGAACAAAGGAATCTTCTCCTAGCTAAAGAAGACCCGTCCCCAAAAGAAGTATTGCAGAGTGTAAAAAACCTAGTAGAGGTTTGTACCTTTGGTAAAGTTAACACTACTACAATACCTATGTTTGACTTAGAGTTTTTGTTTTTACAAATTAGGTCGAAATCAGTTGGAGAGACAGTAAAAATAAACATCCCCTGTCAGAAAGATTCAAACCACCCATCAACAGAGGTTATTGTCAATGTTGCAGAGGTTGTGGTTGATAAATCATCAATGGTAAACTCTACTATTATGATTAGTGACACTATTGGAGTCGTTATGAGATATCCAACTATTGATGACAGTGAAATTTTAGGAGACAATACAGACGATAACCTGTTTCAAATGATGATACGTTGTATGGTTAGAATCTTTGATAATGAAGAAGTTCACGAAATGGCAGAGACACCTGATTCTGATATTACAGAATTCTTAGATAGTCTCACTATGGGACAATTAGATAAAGTCGGAGAATTCTTTATTGGAGTTCCTCAGTTATCACACAAAATTGAATATAAATGTTCTGAGTGTGAAGAACCTCAGACGACTGTTTTAAGAGGGCTAGACACTTTTTTTTAATAGCTCTTTCTCATGATAACATGATTAATCATTATCAAACTAACTTTCAACTCATGCAACACCATAAATACACATTGAGTGACTTAGACGGAATGATACCTTGGGAAAGAGAGATATACGTTACCCTACTTATGAATTATTTAACTGAGGAGAAAGAACGTCAAAGTCAGAAATAACTAACTAAATTAGAGGACACACTAATGAGCGATATAGATAAATTCTCGGGAGACATGAGTCGTAACGAGGTTGAAATAGACTTGAAGAAGTTCATGGCCATGGTATCAGAGATTGGCGAACTTAAACAAGAAATTTTTGAATTGACAAACGAAGACAGAAAGAATCCATGGCAGAAATGGATTTTCGCTGCAAAAACAATTGATGCATGGAGAATTATACCAAGAGCATTCTTAGGTATATACATGTATCTTCTTTACTACGCAACATTTTGGTTTATGGACTTAGCAGACCCAACACTAGAACAGTCAGGTTTAATATCTGTATTGGTCGGTGCTGGTGCGGCATGGTTTGGACTATACACTTCAAGTGCAGCTAAAGAACATGGGGACACTAACCCTAACTAGGAATAACCAATGGCAGACAATCCTACAGACTTAAACAAACTTTCTGCAGTGATGCAAAAGAATCTTGTATATACATCAGCTCAATTTGATTTAAGTAGAGACCTTGCTCAACAAAGTCAAAAAGTTGCAAAGGCAACCAACAAATCTATTGATAGGGTTGCAGACAATCTTGACCACATAGTGCAGAAGGTAAATACAGTATCTGATAATGCAACAAAGGGAAAATCTATTGAAGGTAACTTCAAAGAATGGATTAAAGATTTTGGAAAGAAGGCTGCAGAAAATCAAACAGAAGTATTTACTACCTCGGGTAAATTGATTAAGAAAGGTGAAAGAGGATTCGAGTTAGCTCAATCTGCATATAATAAAAGAACACAAGATGCATTACAAAAATTTGAACAAAATCAAAAGGAGTTGGCTGACCAAATGAGTGAAGGTCTTCTTAGTCAAGGTATTAAAATGCTAGGTACTACATTAGTATCGGGTGTTAAAAAAGTGGGAAATGCATTTGCTAGTTTTGCTGATGGAGATGTCTTCAGTGGAATAGGTGGAGACCTTAGTGAAATATTTGGTTCTGCAATGGGAAGTAAATTTAAAGACATGTTCAAGAAACTTCAAGCAGTAGTATCGATACCATTAAAATTGTTAAAGGCACCACTTAAGTTATTATCAAAAGGTCTAATGGGTATGAAAAATCTGTTGATGGGTGGTGGTATAGTGGGGAAACTCAAACTAGCTGCTTTAGTCATAGGTTTTTTTGCAGCCTTTAAACTGATTAAGAAGTTAGTTAATAATTTTAAGGAACTGGGTCTTGATAAGGTATTACAAAGTATTAAAGAAGTGATGCAAAATGCATGGTACGCAACAGTTGACGGATTTGATAGACTATTATTATGGTTTGCTGGTGAAGATTCAGAGAGAGGTAAAAAAATTAGTAGAAGAATAGCAGGCAGAGACATTGACCGAGCTGAAACTCTGTTAGCAAGACAAGATATTACCGCACCTAAAAGGAAAGAAGAAGAGACTGATGAAGATTTTGAAAAAAGAAATAAGATGTATACGGCCCAACTTATGGGAGTTCTCCCTAAAGGATACAATAGAGGGGTGATGTCTTCTATACTAGACGAAAGATATGCTGTAGATATGGAAAAAATCAACGATGAAGTTAATAGGGGTAATCTAGATATCGCAAATAGTGAGGGTGCTATAACAACTGGTGAGGTTGTAATAAATGACGCAACAGAAACAGCAACAGTTGAGATTACTATTGATAAAGAGGCTCTTGCAAATCCTGAAGATTCAGACTTAGCAGCCAACCTTGTACCTAAAGAAGTTGAAGTCTCTTCAAAGAAGATTAGTTTTGATTCTAATGAAGATGGTAAAGTATCAAGATTTGAGAAATTCATGGGATTGTACATGCTGACTGGTGGTGGAGCTGATGGTAGGATTTCCCCAGTTACCAGCACACTTAATGCAGAGGCCTTATCAGTAGACAGAACAAAGGAAGAGATAGAAGATGCTGGAACAGCTTTGACGGAGAGACAGCTAAAGAAACAAGCAGAAGATAGTGCAGTCCAAGAATACTATAGACTACGGAAAGAGGCTGATGCATCAGGTCTAGGTGATATCATGGATATGTCAGAAAGTGCTTTTGTCAAAGGTGGGGAAAGAATTAGAGATAACTCTTACTGGCTAGGAGATGCTACCCAAGACAGAAAAGACATACTAGAACTTATGGAGTCTTTGAAATCGAATGATAATTCTGTTGAAGAATTGATTGCAAAATTCCAAGAATATCGAGACGAAATTGATAAAGGAAACGAAAGAACGGCTACTAATAATAATGTTTCCACCATCAGTAGTACTGGTGGAAACACTACTAATTATAGTACAGGTAATCCAAGTGCCACAAACCAATATATCCCTCAAATTATGGGAACTCTTTAAAACTGATAATCTAGTACAGACTCTTCTGTAAACTCAATCTCTTTTATCGTCTTCATAACTCTTTCACTGTTTGTATACATGTCAGGTCTATCCTCTTGAACATGCATCTCAATCATGTTAGGTGTCTCAACTGCAAACAAATCATTCCCACTTTTAGAATACAACTCTAACCAAGTATCAAAGTCTATTGATTCATTACGAAAGGTTGACACATCCCATAACACAAACTCTTGGTCTAACTTATTCAAGTGTATAAGTGCATGAACTCTATGGGTGCCTGGATGCACAATCCACTTATCATTTTTCATGTAAGCTTGTGGAGTTGAGTACAACCCCTTAGTTCTAATCTCATTGATTAACCATATGAGTTTAGTTGCATGGAAGTTCTGATTGTATTCATGAATATCCATCTTCTCTTTGAAGTTCTTTGCAACAACTGGTTCTAAGTCTTTGTGTTTCAGTAGATGTTTTGCATATGTGATATGTGCATCAGGTTTACGTTCCCATTTATTTTCAAGTGCTTCACCTAGTGTTACTAACTTAGGTCTAACATGAAACTCGTCAAAGATGACTCTGAGTTCATCTATATCCTTTTGAGTGTGTAAGTGTTTAATTATTTCCATTTAAGTATTCCTCTACTAACTTTATATCTTTGGGGGAGTCTACTGATAGACCCACATCATCTACATGCACCATCTGAACATCATAACCATTCTCTAAGTATCTCAACATCTCTACACTCTCAGATTTCTCTAAACTCTGCATAGGTAGTTCTCTGAATAGTTTAAGTCGTTCTTTAGAGAATGCATAGAGTCCTAGTTGTTGATAAACGTTTCCATTCTCATGTCGTGGAAAGGGTATACCGAGACGTGAGTAATACATTGCACAATGATATGAATTGAACACTACCTTCACTATATCATTATCCATAACCTTGTAGGGTTCGGTAATCTTGACATATGCATTTACAGTTCCGATATTAGGATTGAAGTATTCAATCATCCTATCAATTGCATCAGGGTCAATCAGGGGTTCGTCACCTTGGATGTTAACATAGATGTCTGCATCAAGTGTATCAAGTGTAAGTGCAATTCGGTCAGTCCCCGTTTCTACATCGTCATCTACCCTGATTACATTCAGGTCATTGTCATTACAGTAGTTCTCAATTCGGTCATCATCCGTAACCACGTAGACTTCGTCTAGTTTCTTCGACAACGATGCTCGGTCATAGACACGTTGTATCATTGGTTGGCCACTAATCATTGCAAGGGGTTTACCCTCGAATCTAGTTGAACCCCAACGGGAAGGTATTAGACCGACTGTATTGATTTTGCTCTGTTCCAACAACATTCTATTTCACCATATCCATATTCTGCAAATATAAAGTCCACACCCGATGCATCTGCACATTCTTTGTCTACTATCATGTCACCAACATAGACTGCATCACATGGACTTGTATTACAATGTGCAAGAGTATATAGTAGTTGGTCAGGTGAGGGTTTACCTCTTAGACCTTCAGTGGGACAACAGATAAAATCAAACTCAACATCTAGTTTAGATAGAATGTCATGTGTTCTATCTTTGTGTTTGGATGTAACGACTGCAATCTTTTTACCTTGGGACTTAAGGTACTTTAAGTGTTGTTCCACACCATCATAGAACTTAATCAAGTCACTGTTTTCTTGAGAGTGGTAATTGTATTCCACCATTAGTTGGTCTTGGTCAGTAAGTATACCCATCTCAGTTAAGATATCTTTAAAGGGTTTACCGATAAGTTTAAAGTATTCCTCAAAGGGTCTACCAGTGTTAAGGGAGTTGAATGACTTCTCCATGTTCTCTTCTGAGTCAATCAAGACTCCATCTAAATCAAATACATATAATGTTTTCATTTCTTTTTTCCTTTCTTAGGTACTAAGTGGTCTTCAGTTAATATTCGGAACCCATACTTTCTATCGTTACAGTATTCATTTGCAGCTGCAAACTTTGCTTGATTGACAACGTAGGTTGCAACTTCGTTGAGGTAACGTTTGGTTTGTCGTTTAGGTTCCTTCGGGGGTTTGAGTTGTTTCTTGGGTTTAACCTCTATAATCTCACGGACTATTTGTCCCTTTGTGGTTACATACTTTATAAAGAAGTCAGGAAAGTATCTATGTACTCTTTTATCAACAGGTGATATGTAAGGAATTACAATTTCTTCACTTCCCCATTCGATAATTGCAGTGTTGTTATCACAATACATCATGAATCTTCGTTCCCAAAGAGAACGATAATAGATTTTTGTAGGGTCTCCTCTATATTTTTTGTAGTTCTTTGGTTTAAACTTCCCACTGTATGACATAAATAACAATACTATATTAACGAATATAACTATTTATACAGGACAAATGCATGGCATCTCTAGACAAACTACTAGGTAAAATTGAAAAAGCTCAGTCAGCAATCAAATCTTTCAAAGGAACAGTATCAAAATTCAAGAATCTAAACTTCAATTCATTGGTTGATGAACTTGCAGAACAGAAAGGTCTTGCAAATAGTATACTAGATGCACGAAGAAGTTCTCTGCAAAGACAGTTGTCTGCAAAGAACACATCCAAACGTGCATGTAAAGGTCTACCTGATGAGAACACTAAGGATTTTATGTATCCACAAGACTTGGATTTTCATGAAAATTATATAACCTTTAAGTCTAGACCTAGAGCATTACAAACAGACTCAGCAGGCACTAACAGTGGAGTGTTGGGTAAACAAGCAGACTTTGAAGTACATCTATACATTCCCGACACACTTCTATCCCAAGCAAATGTTCAATATAAACAAGAAAGTATAGGTGGTGTTAATAGAGTTGTAACTGATTTACTTACAGACCCAGGCAATGTCTTTAGTAATACGGGCAAAGAAGGGATGGCTAATATCGGACTTGCTAGTGCAATGAAGTTTGCATCTACACTAAGTGGGGGTGGAGTTGAAGCAAAAGCTGGTATGGCTATAAATCCTATGAAGGAAATGATGTTTGAGGGTATAGGATTTCGTTCATGGAACTTTACATATGAATTTTACCCTAGAAGTAATTGGGAAGCAGCAGAAATAAACCATATCATTTATGCATTTAGAACTGCTATGTTACCCGACACATTTAATTTTGACTTGTTTGAGGGTGGTAATTCAAGTGCTCAAATGTTCCAAGACCAGTTCTTTAACTACCCCAATATATTTGATATAAGTTTTAACGGCCCGATTAAAGATAGAGTGGATGGGTTTCTTCCAGCAGTTTGCACTAAGTGTGATGTTGACCATACAGGTGGTCAGAAGTTCTCAGTATATGAAGATGGTCAACCTGTTAAATCTACCATGACATTAGAGTTTATGGAAATAAGGTTAATGACACAAAATAATTATCAAACTCTTTCTCCCGTATCTAATAAGGGTGGTCTTCTTAAACTCAAAGAAGGGGGTTCTATAATAGAAGGAGACCGAATGACTCTTGGTGATTTGAAGAATAATTATACAGAACTGGGTACAAGTCTTAAGAAAAATATCGGTGGATTTTTAGGTGACAAAAATATGTCAGGCGAAAATGATGGAGGCACTGGATAATGGCAAATGAATTCTTTAAGAACTTTCCCGATGTTGAGTACACACTTAATGATGGTAAAGTAATATCAATCAAAGACTTTTTCCGAAAGTCTAAAATAGAAACAGAAGCACTCGACAATATAGTTTCATACACTTACTATGAAATACAAGATGGTGAAAGACCCGATGTAGTTGCAACTAAACTATATGGTAATGGTGACTTGCATTGGACATTGTTCCTTGCAAACGAATTTACTAACTACAATGATTGGCATAAAGACAACCAAACCTTTGAGACATACATGAGTGAAAAGTATGAAGGTCAGTACCTAGTCGGAAATGAAACAACAGATATTATAACATCAACCAATAAGTTTTTACTAGGAGAGAAGATAACTTCAACAGGTAAAGAAGCACACGTAGTTAAGGTCGACCCAACTATGAAACGTATTGGTGTTATAGGAAATCAGTTTGATGGTAATGATGTGGTAACAGGAAGTGTTAGTGGTAAGTCAATGACTGTACTTAATGCAATAGAACAGAGAGATGGTATTGCATATTATAAAGACCTCAATGGAGTTAGAAAGAACTTCTTTGAGAATGGGTTCTCTTCTGTATCTTTCTTTGATGAAGAATGGGAAACAAACGAAGCAAAAAGAAGAATAAAAGTGATACGTCCCGAATTGATTTCTGCAGTAGTTAATCAGTTTGAACGTATTATGTCAGTATAAACTATGAGTAGTAATTATAAAGCAGGTGAATTTTTCATTGAGGCAATATCAATTGTTACTCAAGCAGGTGAAGTAGTTGATATAACAAAACTTGTTAATAACTTTAGAATGTATGAAAGTATATACGAAATGTTTACAAGTGCAGACATATCAGTTGTGGATGGAGTTAACTTACTTAAGAATTTTGAGATTGTAGGTCAGGAAAATGTAAGAATATCTGTAAGACAGAAAGAAGGTTTGGAAGATAAGTCTGATAACTCTCAATCTATAGATAGGACATTTAGAATTTACAAAATTCATAACATTCAACGTATAAACGAAACCACACAAGCCTATCAATTTTTATGTCAAGACCCTAGGATGATACAAGTACAGAAGGAAAGAATTTCTCAATGTCTCTATGGTTCTTACAGTGCAATGATATTAGGTATCCTAACTAACAGTATTAAATTAAGAAAAGAAGAGACCGAGGCATGGGTAGACACAATGCCTGCAAACAACCAATTCTTAGCACCCGACATGACTGTTTATAATTGCATTAAACATATGGTTAGTAATGCAAATACTTCTCTAGATGCACCATGGAGAAACTCATGTTTCTTTTATCAAACACTCAATGGTGGTTTTAGATTCCATGATATTGCAGAAATGTATCAAAGAGAACATCCAGTTGTTTTCACTAGAACTCCTAAGAATGTAGATAAAGAGAATTATGATATAAACATAAACTCTCCACGAGGATTGAATACACAAATACTAGACATTCATAGACCACAAGCTTTCGATGCATTAACAGGTGTTACAAGTGGTATGTATGCGTCTACACTTAGAGTATGGAATCCAATAACACAAAGAGTAGAAGAACACATTTACAATATGAAAGATGCATTCAACAGGGATGGTCATATGCATAAACCTTCTGCACATATAGATGTCCAAGAAATTACTGCAACACCTGATGATGCAATAACAACATCAGACCAAAAGTATTCACAAACAGATATTCAACCTGCGGTGAATGAAACATTTGATTCTAAGATTGTTAATGTCGACACCATGGTTCATTCGTATGGTAATGCAACAACACTAGATGCACCACAACCTTTCTTAGGTGAAACATATGATGACAATGGTATACTAGAAAGAAATGCATTGATGCATTTACTTCATCAAAATATGTATACAGTAGTAGTTCCATTTAGAACAGACCTAACTGTAGGGACAATTGTTAAACTTATGATACCTGAACCTGAAACAGATAAACCTGAAGGTACAGTAGATAAGAAGAATGATAATCGATACTTAATAACTGAAATAAAACTTATGGGTAAACCAGCAGACAACCAAGGGACTTTAACAATGACTTGTGTTAGAGAAGGTATATCAAAAGAATTAGAACCGAGTGTAGCAAAATGAGTCAACAAATACACCCGAGAATGATGAGTTTTTATGGAGTCGTAGAAGATAGACATGACCCTATGAAGATAGGTAGAGTTCGTGTTCGTATACATGGAATTCACAATGCAGATAAAACACAAATTGCAACACCTGATTTACCATGGGCCCAAGTTCTACTACCAACAACCTCAGCAGGTCTATCAGGATTTGGAACACAACATGGACTCGTAGAAGGGTCTACAGTATTTGGTTTCTTTAGAGATTCGTCTCAACAGAACCCAATCATTACTGGAACAGTAGCAGGTATCCCACAAGAAGGATGGAAGGTTGACGTTACAGGTAAAGAAGTTGCACGTAGTGTGGAGACTGGGTTCAATGACCCAAGAAGGGTTGGTGAAGGAATCAGTGCATATACAGATACTATTGATGGAGTTGCAACTACTGAAAACCCTAATAGAAGTTGGGGACTAGAAGTAGGATTAGACGATTCTCCTCAGATACCCGAAAGTATATCATTAAATTACTATCCAAAAGCAGACAAGGAAACTGGTAAAACTCTTGAAGCTTCTACTATCACGGAACCAACAACCAAAGAAACACCTTACTACCCATTAGAGTTTGGAGTAAGTGATGTAGACATCCATGCAAGAGGTGAGATAACATATGCAGACAGAGACTTTTCTCTATTAGATAACATGTCTTATGTCACTAAAGCAAAACCAGTTTACCCATTCAATAAAACCCTGAAGACAGAGTCAGGACATCTACTTGAGTTAGACGATACAGTAGGTGCAGAAAGAATATCAGTTGCACATAGGTCGGGAACATTCCATTCAATAGAACCCGATGGGTCACAAATGACTAGAATAGTCAATGACCAATACACTGTAATATGCAAAGACAATGAAGTGCATATCGGTGGTAAAGTAAATGTTGTGATAATGGGTGACTCTAATATTAAGACATATGGTGATGTTAAATTGAAGGGTTATGGTAAAGGTGAGATTGATGTTACAGGAACAATGCTTATTAAGTCAGGTGATAACATGACTATTCAATCTGCAAAAGTATTGTCCCTAAAAGGTCAAGTCGTACAACAAGGATAATTATAATGACAGAAGAAAAGGTAGTTGTTACACCAGGCTTAGTTGTAGCTGAAACTGCAAATGCATTGAAGGTTGTATTACCTACTGCACTTCCATGTCCGACTGAGGACATATTCTCTATACCTTCAGTAGAAGATTTACTAAAACCTCTTTTAGAAATTGCACAACTTCCCGAGAAGTTGGATGCAAAACTAGCTTTGATGAAGAAAGAGAAGGAAGAAGAGATAGTCCTACTCGTCAAGAAGTTAGAGAACCCCGACTTAACTGCAGAGGAAAGAGCTGCAATACTAGAAGAGATAAGAATTGCAGAAGACTATGTTGACAATGTTATTATGGGTGAACTCTTTGAACAGTTCAGAGACATAAAAAAATCTATTGAAAAGTATTTTGATAAATTACAAAAACTACTTAGTCCATATTGGAAAGAGTCCGAAGGGAAGAAAAATTTACAACAGGAACTTACGGATGCTATCGATGAGTTGGTTGCAGATTTTCATATGTATATTCCTAACAAAATATCAGAGTTGATAGGAAAAATTGTACCACTTAGTTTAACCATTAACATCCTAGGTTTATCAATTGATATTGTTAAATTGGTAACTACTCCTTCTTATAGGGATGAGATAACAGACCAAATAGCTGGGAAGAATTTTGTAACTCAAATTATATCTAAAAGAAAACGACTTGCAGAAGTTAACAAAGAGTTAATGAATGCAAAGAACATGACTATAGAACAAATTGAGACATTAGAGAAACAGAAAGAACAACTAGAAAAAGAAATCCTTGCACTAGAAGAAAAGAGACGTGCATGGGTTGATAAGTTTTTTAATTTAGTTCCTGATGCAATCAGGAAGTTTGATGGTAAACTCTCAGAACTTAATGAAGATAGAAAGGCAAAACTCACATGGGACTACATCAAAACAGAAATTAAAGAATGGGTTACGAATGCACATATAAAAGCATTAGAGAAACTTATTGATTTGTTTGATGAGATATGGGACTTACTTGGATTACCCGAGTTACCAATATCATCTATACAAGAACTATTGACAATGGACATACCTGCGTTAATAGAAAAGGTCAAAGCATCCCTAAAGAGAAAGTTTCAAACTACTGCTAGTGAACTTAGAGAAAAGATTGCAGAGATTGATAAGAAACTGGAAACTGAAACCGACCCTGCTACGATTGATAAACTAAACGAAGAGAAGAGAGAACTAGAACAGAAACTTTTAGATGAGAAAGGAAAGTATCTAAGACAATTGGAAGAAGCAGTACTTGGATTTGAGATACCAATTATAGGAATGACCATTGAGGAGATAATAGGAAAGGATACTCGTACTAATTCAACCCTTGAAGAAAGACTACAAAGATTTGAAGAAAGGTTAGTAGACTTCAAAGAGAACTGGCAACAGAAACTTCTCTTTGCATGGGTCAAGTTAATAAAGAAATTCCTACAAGCAATCGGATTAGGTAAGTTAATCGATATGTTATTGTTAACTATGTGTGACTTCCTAAACCTAATTGGAAATCCATTTGCAGCTATGATTACTATACCTAATTTAGATGGTATAATAGATTCATCGACATACAAACCTACAGTTCGTGTTGCAAATAAGGGTGACAGTAGACTAGACTCAACATTAAAGGCCTCAGATGGAACTGCATTGGGTAATTCATTCCCTATCGATGGTAATAGTGGAGATTTATATGTATTTGTTAATGGAGTCAGACAAGTTGAGGGTTCTGCAGACAATGAGTTTAGTGTAGTTGGTAACAATATAGTTATGAACACATTATTAGATGAAGGTTTGGTTGTTTGTGCAATTAAGGTTCCAACTGATTAACGGAGTGTTATAAATAGAAGTATGGCAGTTAATATTAAATCAGAAGGCAAGAATGTTGCAACTCCGAACAGGTATAAAGACTTAGATATTTTCTTTACACCTCATCCAGTCACGGGTGACATAACAGTAAAAACTGATACGGATGCAATAAGACGTTCTGTAAGAAACATAGTCCTAACCAATAAATATGAGAGACCATTTAAACCAAATTTTGGTGGTTCTCTTAGAGACATGTTGTTCGAATTGGACACTATGCCGAAAATTAGAAGGGTAAAAGAACGAATAGTAAAAACTGTAGAAACATTTGAACCTAGAGTTAATAACGTATCAGTAATATTAGAAGAGAGTCAAAATACAAACACAATTAGATGTACTATATTCTATAATATCAACAATAGTGTATCTAATCAGAGAGTAGAATTCACACTAACAAGGGCAAGATAATGGCAGTAAACAGTTCACAAATAAACGTAACAGATTTAGACTTCGATAGTATCTCTGATAATCTTAAAAACTATCTTAAAGGACAGGACAAATTTAAAGACTATGACTTTGAAGGGTCTAGTATGTCTGTTCTTATTGACTTACTTTCATATGCATCACATATTGGTGCAGTGAACACTAATATTGCAGCCTCAGAATTATTTTTAGACTCTGCACAATTAAGAAAGAATGTAGTGTCTCGTGCAAAGGATTTAGGTTTTACACCTGCTTCGGAAGTGTGTGCAAGTGCAACAGTAGATGTAACAATTAATGATGTTAGAAACCCTGATGGAACTTACCCGACACCCACTCAGATGACTATGCCTAGAGGAACTATTTTCTCTACAACCTTTGATGGAGTTAACTACTACTTTGTGGTTACATCTTCAGCATTACCATCACAAAATAACACAACTTTCTTGTATTCAAATGTAGAAATAGTCCAAGGGACATATGCAACAGACCAATACGTGGTAGATACACAAATCAAAAACAATAAGTTTGTATTATCAAATGGAAGAGTAGACAAAGCAAGAATGGTAGTAAGTGTAAATTCAGGTGGTGTATCTGAAACTTTTGCACTTGCAACAGATGTATCTGCAATCAAATCTACTACAGCAGTTTACTACACTCAAGAAAACGAAGATGGATTTACCGAAATATATTTTGGTGACGGAGTACTAGGTAAAAAACTACTAGATGGTGATATCATAAGTGCAACATACATTATCGTAGATGCACAACACGCTAATGGTGCAAAAAGATTTGCACAACAAACTGCAATCAATAGTTATGCAAGTTCAACTGTAATCACTACTGTAAATGCAAATGGTGGTGCAGAGAAAGAAAGTATAGAGTCAATCAAGTTTAAGGCAAACAAATTTTACACTTCACAAAACAGATTGGTAACCCTTAACGACTACAAAGCAAAAGTACAAGAGTATTATCCGAATGCAGATGCAGTTGCAGTATGGGGTGGTGAAGACAATGACCCACCAGTATATGGTAAAGTATTCGTTGCACTTAAACCTAAGAATGCAGATTACTTATCAGAAACAGAGAAGAAACAAATTAAAGGTCAACTTAACAAATTAAACATGTTAACTGTTAGACCCGAATTGATTGACCCCGAAATTGTTAAGATACTTATCTCAACAGTATTCAAGTATGATGCATCTAAGACAGATTTATCAATAGGTGAATTGCAAACATTAGTAACTGGTGCAATCAATGAGTTTGATAATACAAACCTAAAAGACTTTGATGCAGTATTCAGACATTCAAATCTATTGAAAGCAATTGACGATGCAGACAATTCAGTTCTATCCAATATTACAAACATTAGACTTAGGAAGGCAGCCCAAGCTAAGATTAATCAAGAAGTAGGTTATACAGTAGACTTTGGTAATGGATTCAATAATCCCCATTCAGGACACAATAAGGATGCTGGTGGTATTACAACTACTACTGGTTTCATGGTATCGGGAGATTCAGTCAACACACAATATTATGACGATGATGGAAGTGGTAACCTAAGACGTTACTATCTATCAGGGTCAACAAGAGTTTATCAGGATAATGAAGCTGGAACAGTGGATTATTCTAAAGGAAAGATTTCAATCAATGCCATCATGTTTACCTCAACAGTAAACGTTGATAGTACGATTGACTTTACAGTTATCCCATCAGGTAACGATGTAGTTGCAATTAGAGGTTCTCTAATTGACATATCAACATCTGATGTTAAGGTAACTGCTGAAGTAGACACCATCGCAAGTGGTGAAAGTAGTGCTGGAGTTGGGTATACATCCACCTCTAGTAGTTCATATTAATATGAATAAAGTGGTCTGAGATGGTAGGTTCCATGCTCAGAGTAGCATTCCATTAACTTGGTTTTTATAGGAGAAAAACAAAATGGCAGATAAAAAAATAAGTGCATTAACATCAGTTTCAGATAGTGATATCGGTGCAGATGATTTATTACACATTGTAGATAACCCAGGCGGAACACCTGTAAACAAGAAGATGACTATTGGTCAACTTTTTGAAAACATTCCAACTCACCTTGCAGTTGACGACATTACAACTTTGTCTTCAACAGCAGCTAACCTTGCTAGTTCTTTTGCATCTGCATTAGACCTTTCAGGTGCTGGTAGTGATATTGCGTTTACATTAGATAACGGAACAGACGTAGGTCAGTTAAAAATTATCTATATGAAAACTGCACCAGCTGGTTCGTATATGGCTGACATCACAGTAGAATCATGGGGATATTCCTCAGATGAAACTGAACAGATTAAGTTAAATGCGTTAGGTGATGCAGTAATATGTTTTTGGGATGGTTCCAAATGGTTCCCTATCACAAATCATGGTGCAACATTAACTTAATATAGGATAACCATAAATGTCACATACAGATTATGTCAGTGAACGTTTAAGTCACAGACTTCCAACTTTATTACCCGAGTATTTAAAGGAAGAAGCACCTGCGTTTGAACAATTCATCCGTGCATATTTTGAATTCTTAGAAGCAGAGATAATTACTCTAGATTCTCAGAGTGACATTGATGGTATTTTATTAGAAGACAGTCAGGGTTCCATCTTTTTGGAACCCGAAACTGTTGGTGCAACACCCGACAGAGAAATTTCCAAGATTGTCAATGAGGCATCTATTGGAAACACTAATTCAACTGCAGACCCATATGTTGTCGGAGAGTACATCTTCGGAAAGACAACAGGTGCAGTTGCACGTATTGAAGTCATTAATAAAAATGTCTTATACGTCAAATCAATTTCAGGAAATGGTTTTAAAAGTAATGAAACCATTGAAGGTAGGAACACAAAACAAACTGCAGTAATTAAAACATACAAAGAAAATTCTATACTTGCAAATAACAAGTTACTAGACTATTCGGATATCGACCATACTTCAGAAGAGTTTCTACAATATTATCAAAACGACTTTATTCCATCATTAGATTTATCATCTACACAGAATAAACGTCTTACAGTTAAAAATATAAACGACCTTTATCAAAAGAAAGGTACTGCAGAGTCTTTACAATTCTTAATGAGAATAATGTTTGGACAGGATGCAGAGGTCAGATATCCAATTGACGAGACATCACATGTCTCCGAATCAGATTACAGTCAAAGAAGAAGGATGGTGGTTCAACTAACGAACTCAAACCTACTTCCAAAGTCAACAGATAAAATACAACACCTAAGAAGTTCAGATTCGTTTGTTCTTGCAGAGTCTATTATAGAACAGGTGTTTACCTTAGACGCTGCAGAAGGTATCTATTCATTAGAGATAATGGATAACCATGTTGGAACCTTTGAGAAAGGTGTATTCGTTACATTCCTTGACAGAGACGGAATAACAGAGTATACTGGTACAACATTAGGTGTAATAAATGGAGTAGATTTCAATGAGTCGTCCATCTACATCGAACATGATGATAGTGGAGTCATATCTACCGAAGATGGTGATGGTATTCTGTTTGAAGAAACAGGTGCTGGTTCACTATACACATTAAATGATAGGATTAATTTTGTTGGTCAGAAACTAGACTCAGGTGTAGTTGAAGCAAAATCAATAGTCGATGGTATCACTTCAGGTGGTGTCGAACACATATACATTGAAGATGGTGGAACAGGTTTCCATAACACTTATAGTGCAACAACTAAAGGAACAGTTGATAGCATGAGGTCAGAGGATGGTGAAGACTATGTTGTCATGGAAGACAGTGCAAACATCATTACCGAAACCTCTAAAGCATCTACACTAGTATCATTTGACAGTGCATTAGACACTGGAATAAAAGAAGGACACACTGTATTTGGAACTAATGTAGATACAGTAAAAGTAGTTTCCATTGCAGACGATAGAAAATCTATAATAGTTTCCAAACCAATATCTTTATCTACCGACTCTATAATTCAAGTCGGTCTACCTCAAATGGTAGTGTTTGATAATACAGATACAGGTGGTTCGGGTGCAGAGGCCTTTATCGGTTCGGTTGGTGATGAAGTAATACAAGAGAATGCATCACACTATGGTCAGTTTACATATACTGCAACTGCAAACCAAACACTATTCAATGGTAAAGATGATTTAAATAGAAGAATGTTCTTCAATGATGGAACAGTTCAAGTGTTTGTTGATGGTGTAAAGAGAGACCCATTAAATGCAACATCAGGTTATACACATAAGAACGATAGGGTAACATTTATCAATGGTTTATCAGCAGGTGCAATAGTAGACATATACAGAGAGTTCAATAACGTCTTATACGAAGACGGAACACGAATGAACTTAGAAACTACTGAATCTAATATCAGAAGTATCTTCATAAACAACCAAGGAACAGGTTATAAAATAGTTCCTAAAGTATATACAGGTGGTTACATCTACTTTAAAACTTCTGCAGAAGTAAATCAATATGAAAAAGCAGAAGGTCTAACAGGTGGTACATCAAATGCAACTGGTAAAGTATTAAGACTTGAACCCAACAATAAGAGAATAGTAGTATCAAGAGACTCAACAGATACAGGAACCTTTGTAGCAGGTGAGATAATTAACGGAACAACTGCAGTCAATGTTGCAACTCAAGTCAATGTAACTAGTGGAACTGGTGCAAAGATATTTGCATGGTCAAGTAAGATTGGTGGTATTACCTCAGTCAACTTTGAAAGTCAAGGATATAACTTTGATTCAAATGGTGTGTTAGGTTCATCTTCACAACATAATATGTTGATTGAAACACCGACTGCAATTCCAACAAAAGATTTAGTACTAACTGGACAAGTATCAGGAACAACTGCAACTGCAGTATCTTATGATGCAGATAGACACATACTAAAATACTCATCATTAAATGGAGAGTTTGTTGATGGTGAACAAGTAAAATACAACAATACAGATTATTTTCATATCCTAAAAACACAAAGATTTAATGGTCAAGGTGTTATGGGTGGTGAAGGTATTATAGAAAGACAGTTCTTAGGAGATAGAGGTCAAGCAAGTTCAAGTGTTGCAAATATACAAGATGGATATCTCTATCAATCTCACTCATATGTTATCAAAGTCGGTGAGTCTATTAACAAATACAGGTCAGCAGTTAAAGACCTACTTCACCCAGCAGGACACATCTTCTTTGGTGAGGTTGCAATTAAGAATAATATATCTGCAGTACCTGAAAATCAATTTAAATTTGTACCTACCATTGTAATATATGGAGAACCTACACTAGGTGTTGCAAATGCATTTACAAATTCAAGTAGAAGAATACAGTTATACACACTAGACTCTGAAATGAATGACCCACTTGTTGTTCTTAGAGCGTGTGGGGTTCCCTCACCCGAAACAAACCCTGTAACTGGGGGTGCAATTCTACCATATCAGAAAGTTAATGGTGTAGAAAGTGGTAGAGGAACAGAAGTCGGAGACTCTATGATGAGAAGTCGTCATATGAACATTCTGAAAATTGTATCTAAGAATATGGCAATAACCCAGTCTTCACCAAGAATTGATGGAGTAATGTCAGTATTAAATATTGCAACTGCAAATAATGGTTATCTTAGAGTTGAAACCGAGAGAAGACCATCCGACCAAGGTAAGGTATTCCAAATATGGGAACCTAACAATGAAGTGTTAATCCTTGAAAGTGGTGGACTTATAGAACTTGAAGAAGAGGCTTGCATCTTAAGGTTTGAACCCGATAAGGATGCAGAAGTTAAAGGTGACTATGGTGAGAGAATCATATCCGAGGATGGAACAGAACTTTTACGTTTAGAAAGTGCAACAACAGTTGAACCAGTACACTACTTTACGTCAGAAAGAAACATTGAGTACACTGGAAAGTATATGTATTTTGAAGACCACGATAGGATTGTATCTGAAAGTGGTGAACCAATCATCCAAGACGACAGTAGTGGTGGTAATTTATCATCATTCGTTCCACTTGGTAGTACAATTAGAACTATAAATACAATTGCAAGACAAAATACATATGATATATCATATTATTTGAAAGATGAAACTAACAATGACGATATTGTATTAGAAGATGGAAGTGGTAATGTAATGGTTGAAGGTGCAAAGTCCGAAGGACTCAAAATATCCGACCTAGACAACATGTATCCGAAGTTTTACATAGCGGATTATGAAAATCATC